TTCCACACCTTAAGGTCAGCAACTATAAACAGATTTATACCATCATCAGACATTATTGCTCGGCCTGTGCCTGGTATTGTTCCGCGTAAAGTATGAGCGCCTAGCTTGTCAATCTCGTATAAGTTAGTGCCTTTAACCTGATAAATCACTTCGTCCATACGACGAAAGCCGCGATCCTTTCCTTCTGCATTACCTAGTAGCTTTAAGCCAGGAAAAGGAAGTAATACATACTTATCCTTAGCCGACTCACTAAACTGTTGATACCAATTCTGCGTAACTTGGCTTGATAGTGGGCGCGACCTGCTTTGGTAAGATGGCCCTGTGGTGTTTGCTGGTACAGTTTGAAAAGGCATTTATACCACCATCCCACTATCTAGACTCATTGAAGGAGCAGGACCATAACGACCTCGCTTATCTGCTTTATTCGCACCCTTAATAGCACTAATAAACATTCGTGTATATTTTGATTGTTGCTCAATATCTAGCGAATAGCTAAATAGAGCCACTAAAGCCCCGAATAAATAGATAGAAGGGTGGTTTGTTAATATGTCGTTAGTTTGATTGCTATCGCTTAACGGGGTTGCTTTGCGGTAGTATTGGATCTCTAATGTATACTCACTGTCAGGAACGCGATCTAATTGTATCTCATTGCCAACAATAGTAAAAAAGTTTGGTCGCCCGGTAGATACTTGTTTTCTCATTTGCTCTGGCGCTTGAAATCTCAACTCCCCACCATTATCACCAGTAACTAGACGGACGCTACGCGCTGATTCAAAGTTAGGCGGTAGCTGCACGTATTGCCCAGCAGTTGCCGCTGTAGAAACAGTTTCCATACTTCTAACAGTTAAAACTTCTTGGTCATTGGAGTACATAGCATTTTCAGCTAATGTTATAAAATCAGGTATCTTTGTTCCTAAGTCGCCACGGTGCGACCAGTCGATAATTTCTTTCTGTAGCTCGTCGTAATTAGTTAATGCCATTATACTCGCCCTGGTTTAGTTCTTAGTGCTGACCACTCACTTGAGTTTATCTTAGCAATTAAGAATGCTTTATTGTCATTATGTAAAGGGTTGCAGTTATGCGCTCCTTTAGCTTTTAACTCTTCACGCCATTGATCAACAATAATTAAAGGTATTGATGCGACCTTATGCATGTCACCTTGCCAGTTATTGCCAGCACTATAGTTATTTATTTCTTGACGGTTAGCATTAACGATAGCGTCTGTATTTTGATGTTTACGAATAACGCTCTTACCTTCGTGTTTTTGGAAGGTTTCAATAATACCTGTTTGTTTGTCTACATCAAATAAACGCTCTTTCATTATACAGCCTTGGATTTTTTAAAGTGTGCCGCTTCTTTTTCGCTACAAGAAAACTCTTGGCCTTTATTTACTCGTAAACCTTTTTCAGTACATAGGTTTTTAAGCGCTGTGTATTTTTTGCTTTTTGGTTTCTTTGGTTTTTCATCTGTCATGATATTCCCCTTAAAATAAAGGGGCTTTTACACCCCTATCATTAATTGATAACTATTAAGAAATAGTGTTATCGTAAACCGCGCCGCTTGCTTTTTCGTTCTTAGCTTCCAATGTGTACTCAGAAAGCAACTGGACGCGATCTGAGTCGCCATTCTTAGCTAAAGGAGTCTCTTGGAAGTTAGCAAGCGTTGATAAACACCACTTGTCCATTTCTAATACTAAAGCACTAGATTGAACTTGATGGCGGTTAGGAACTACAGCTAAAGAGCCAAAATCACTAACGTAAATATCAATTGCAGTGTTAACACGAGAAGCGTCACCGTCAACATTACGTTGTGCAGGTCCACTTGCGCCACCACCAACAAAGCTAGACATAGCCTGTTTGTTGAATGAGCCTAGCATAATCATGTCAGGGTTACCGCCTTCGTCCCAGCAAGAAGCTAGTACAGTTTTCAAGTCAGCTTCATCAAACGCCGTTAATGTGCCTGCTGTACGTGCATCAGTGCCATCACCAGTTGCCGCTGAACCAGTAGCGCCTACAACCGTATTGGTTGCAATCCATGATTCAATACCAGCCAACTCACGAGCTAACACTTCAGAGCCTGCAACTTTAGCTTTATTAGCTAATAGTGCAACTTCCTGATCACGTTTAAGCTCTTTAGCCATTTTCATGACTTGGTAATCCATCTCATCACCACGACCAGCGCTATCAATCTGACGCTGTGTACGTGAAACCTGTGGAACCTTTGAGCTAATTTGCGTGTAGTTACCTAGTCGAGTAGTAGGAGAAGAAACAGTAGTTGTAGCGTCTGCACCCTCAATTACAGCGTTGTTAGCAGCAGTAGCTAACGAGTCAGTTTGCCACTCATGATTAGTAGCTGTTGCTGAGTTTTTAGAAATACCAGATACAAAAGGTGTTTCCATTGGACTAATATCATAAATCATATCAGATAAATCTTCACGGTTACCAACCGCGTCATAGGTTGAAAATACGTCAGCCATGATAAGGCTCCTTTATTTAAGTTGTCGTTTAAGTTGTCGTAATTTTACAAAATCTTCTTCGCGCCCTGTAGCTCTAACCTTTTTCTCTAGTGCTGCAATATCGGATGCAATGTGTGACTTTGTCTGTGCTTTTGGTCTTGTACTTACTGGGGCTTTCCGTACCTTCTTTTCAATAGCTGCATTACTCTTACTAACTGCTTGGTATCTTGCAGCATCTAGCATAACTTCATAATGCTTAGCCTCGAAGCTTGACAATTCAGCTTGACCAATGCCGCGACTTTCTGCGTAATTAGTCATCAAATTAGTATCATCAATAAACTTCTGTGATTGCTTGCCGTTATTCATCCATTCAGGATGCGCGGCGAACAAATCAGCGCTAACTTTAGCCATATCTACATTGTTAGATGATAACTCTGCTTTAGACTCTGCTAACAGCTTTTTACGGTTACTCATCTTTTCAGTGTGTTCAATGTACTTTTCCGGCTCGTACTCTCGCCATTCTGCCAAGGTTTCAGCGCTTGGCGTATCTTCTTCAATCATCGCGTTTAGTTGTGCGAGTTTTGTATTGAATTCAGATTGCTTTGCGTTAAATTCCTCTTGTTGAGTATCGAAAGCTTTGCGGCTTTCTGATAACTCTTGCGTCTTGCGAGTATAATCAGATTGTCTTAAGTGGCCCTGTTCCCATTCAGTGATGTCTTTGAGATTTATTTCACGCCCGTTATATTCGACGTAAAGATCTTCTGATTGATCACCTTCCTGATTTTGTGCAACTTCTTCTGTTTCTGACTCTTCAACTTCTTCTGTAATTTCTTCATTAGCTTGCGCCTCAGTTGTTACTACATCTTCAGTTGGTGCATCTTCCGACACGTTAACGACTTCCGCATTTTCTGGTTGCTCAACTGGTGAGTCCGTACTTTTAGAAGCTATTCGGGATTTTATAGCGTCCCCTTCGCTTATTGCTGGTTGAAATTGAAACATGTATGTCAGTCCTTAATGGTTGTTGACGGTTAAATTCGTTTTAATGCCTGTATACCTTTTTCCAATAAACTTAGTGTTTCTTGCGCTTTCTTGCCTTGTTTAACTATGCTTTCAAATTTACTTTGAAACTGTTTCATTAACTGCATTCTTTGCCAAAGCTCATGGCGTAAATTCTCATCATCTAGCTTTGTATCGTTGAACTGCTCAAACATTGCCGCCTGCATTGCAGTGATAGCCTCAATATAAAGAGGATTAGCTAACAACTCTTCTGCTCTATGCGCTCGACTAATGTCGCTAATTGCTTCATTTGTTTCTTGTTGTGGTGATTTCATTATAACGCGTTACCTTTTTGTTTGCTAATTAGTGTTATTATCTTGCTTTGGTTCTTTGAGTTGGTTGTATAATATAGCCGCCCCTGCTCCACTAAAGAATATGTTACCACCTGATTTGACGTTAAGTTTGTTTATGGCTTTTTTCCTTTGTTCTGGTTTGTACGTTTCAACCTGTAATCCTTGTGACTTTAGATCATCTATTACTGATTTGCTCGTACCCTCTGGAACTGCTGCGCCATAAAATTCATTTATATTGACGGCTCTTTGTGGTTTTATTTCAAAGTAGTTTGTTGGTGCGTTAGCCAGTTCATCAAAGAATGATTGAAGTTCTTTTTTATTGCTGTTGGTTAGGTTTTTAAAGTCTCCAAAGTCGCCTTTAGCTGCGTTTTGTATTCCCTCGCTAAAATCAGACATAGACGGATCTGATTGCCACGCCCACTTATCTTTTATCTCATCGTAAAGATTATCTAGGCGCGACTCAAACCCCTCTTTAACCATGGTCATTTGATCTTCACCAACTATTTGCCCTCTACGATCTTGTATCTGCTTTATAGATGTTAGTTTCGGTGCTACTTGCGCCCTTATACTGCCAACCCCGTAATTAAAGCCCTCGCCGCCTCTTATTGTGCCTTTCATTAGTTTAACGGCATTATCAAGGTTAAAGTCAAATTTCTTAGTTGTTGCTGTGTCAGGGTTCCATTTTGTAAACTTTCTCCCTTTTGATAACCTATCTTCTTGTGCTGAAAGGTACTTTGAAAAACTGGATTGGTTATCCTCTATCTTTCTAGCTATATCCTTTGTCATTTTAACCCTGTCAAACACCGCGCCCTTTCTGAACGCCTCGTCTTTCATTATTTCGCCTTTTAGGATTTTTGCGACAAACAACCTGCCATCTTGATTTATACTTCCATTATCAAAAAATTCAGGGCTAGCATCTTTCAATTCGGGGAATTCATCAAACCATCTTGAGGCAAGGCCGCTGAACTCATCTTTGTTTACTGATAGCCTATTTATGAACTTTCTGTTATCGCCAAAGTATTGATCAAAATAGTTAGGCATTGTTCTTTTGGGTTTATCTGGCATTGACTTGTATTTACTAGGGTCAATATCCTCGCCTATTTCTTTTAGGAATGCCGCTCTATTGCTTTGTGATGATTCTAGCCTTGTAATATCTTCTGCTATACGATCAAGATAAAGATCACTATTAACAGATGATTTTAATTCGTCCGGCACTAGGTTGTGTATTTTATCAGACTCATCGAATAGCGCCTTTTCACTTATGTCGTGCTTTGATTGTGGGAATCTTGGGGAATACACATCGCTAGCAAAAGTAGGATCTTTTGAAAAAGAAAATTTATCGCCAACTAATGATATATCACCAAAACTATCAAACCCCTCATCTTTCCCTGCTATAGCTAATGATGGCACTGGTATGCCACCAAGCTCTTTAGCCTTCTTAAGCCCTTCCGTTGTTATATTATGTGTTTTGTATAAGTTCTTAACAGCATCACCAGCCAAAGGAATAGCACCTATACCAGCCATAGCCATACCCAAGTTATCACCTTCAGCAACGGCCCGCCCAAACTCATCACCAGCCGTAGCATCACCAATACCCGGAAGAAACTCGCCTAAAGTAGAAATGTTCTTACCTATTTGTTGCGCTCGGTAATTGTCAGATATTAAACCTGTTTTAGTTAATCCGCTGGCAATGCCTGAGCCTATCTTATCAACTAAACTAGGCTCGTATGGTGCTACCACATTATCAACTGGTTGCAATATGTCAGATTGTCCTTGTATGGCCCGTTG